TAGAGTGGTTTGATAAGACACCTGATGCAATCGTGTGTAATTGTGGTATATTGAATGCAGGGTTTGACCAACCTGACATTGAGTCAGTCATTCTATATAGAGCAACAATATCTCTGCCATTATACTTACAGATGTGTGGAAGAGGCTCAAGGACTACCAAAGACATTAACGAGTTCACAATCCTAGATTTTGGGGAGAATGTAAAGCGGCACGGATTTTGGGAAGATGACAGAGTCTGGAGCTTAGAGAAAAAAGCAATCAGAGAAATGGCTGCTCCGGTAAAGGATTGCCCAAAGTGTATGGCAATGCTCCCAACACAAGCAAAGGAATGTCAGTATTGTGGTTATATCTTCCCTGTTAAATTAACAGAAGCAGAAGAGGTTGAATTGCAACTCCTAGACAGAGCAAAGATAATCAGCGAGTTCAAGACAATGAGCAACAGAGAATTGGCAGCCGCTTGTAAGGATAAGACAATAAAAGCATCTTGGGTATTACATAACAAGACAGACAAAGAAGATGCAAGAGACTTCCTCAGAGAGATGGGATATAAGAAGAGCTTTGAGTATGTGAATAAAAAAAGATACAGAGTATTTCAACAATAAAAATAAAAACTATGCAACTAAGTATAAAAGAAATAAGCTACAAAGAAGCTAAGCGTTGGTTATTGAATTATCACTATGCCAAAAGAGTTTGTAACATTATGCATTCCTTCGGCTTATTTGATGGGTCTAAAATTGTAGGGGTTGTTACTTATGGTATGCCTCCCTCAGCTACGCTCTGCTCCAGTATATGTGGCAAAGAATTAAAGGGCAATGTACTTGAATTAAACAGGCTTATAACTATGGAAGACTTGCCTAAAAACGCAGCATCCTACTTTGTTTCCAACTCTATTAAGATGATAGGTAAAGATGTTATAGTAGTATCTTTTGCTGATGCAAATCAAGACCATAATGGATATATATATCAGGCTACTAACTTTATATATACAGGTGTTAGTTCTAATACTAGTAAATTAGTTGACAAGTTCGGAGATGAGTTTCACTTTAGAAACATAGGACACTACCAAAAAAACAATAAACTAAATGTAGGCTTAGTTAAAAGAAGAGACAAAGACTTTAGTTTAGATAAAAATACATTGGTAAGCTACCTGAAGGAAAATAAAGGTAGTTATACGTATAAGGCTATAGACAAAATCTTCGGATATAAAGATACTGCCTCTCATTGGTTTAGAACTGATGCAGGGCACTCCTACCCTTCAGTAGATGACTATATTGAGCTTAAAGAGGTTTTAGGATTAGATGACAGATTTGATAAAGAACTACTTAAGTACGTTATGACTCCCTGCCCTAATGAGATAAAAGAAAAGCTAGAGCTTAAAAAGGTATTAATAAAACCAAAGCATAGGTATGTTCTATTTTCAGGCTCAAAGAGTTTTAAAAGAAGATGTAAGAAGCTGTTTAAATTAAACAAACTACCATACCCTAAAGGAGAAAATAAGAATTACGAGGTTGATTTCTCAGGAGAAAACTATATTTTATTCTAGATATGATATCAGAAGTTAAAATCCAATCACAGATATTCCAATGGCATTGGAACAACTATCCTGAGGAACGTGGACTATTATGCTACAACCTCAACAACTCAGCCAATAAGATTCAGGGGAATCAAAATAAAGCTCTAGGACTTATCAAGGGTCGCTCTGATATGGTGTACTATTATAACGGCACAGCTGTAATGATTGAGCTTAAAAATGCTACAGGGAAGCAATCCAAAGAGCAGATTCAGTGGGAAGCAACAATCAAAAAAGCAGGGTTTAAGTATTTGATAATGAGAAGCCTACAAGATTTTATTGATTTCAAGGTAACACTTCAGACATAATGTTGTTTTTAAATAAATAGACACTATGAAATTTGAGATTAACAATGAGAGTTTAACTGATTTAATAATGGCAGTACTGCTAATAACACTTTTACTATGACAGAACACGAACTTGATAAGCTGATTCGATTAATAAGATTAAAGAATAAGCAAAAGGCAAATGTTAAAGTTTTGTTAAAAAACAAAAAAGATGATTGAATAACTAAAAAGAGGTTGTATATTTGTACCATAATCAAAAACATATATTATGAAATTCAGAGGATTAATAGGAAAACTACTAAACAGAACGGAGAACGGATTTGAATACAATACATCTCTAATATTCGGAACTAAGGACAACTTTGGAACTTACACGATTATGTCATTTAAAAATGAAGAGCGTAAGGAAGTGAGGTTATCAAACGGAAAGGCTTACAACTACAGCTACATACAAATTGTAGATAACAAACTAAATGTATCTAGATACAGATTTGATGCAGATGCCGAGAAGGTTGTTAAGATAGTTAACAAGGACATAAAAGAAAAAGGCTTACAATTCCAAGAGCAAGAAAAATAACCAACAGGGGAGCTAATCACTCCCCTTAATATAACACTATGAACGAGCAAACAAGACTTTTACTAGACTATCAAGAACAGGCAATCATAGCTTTGAGAGCAGAGGTTGAAAGACTGACAACAGAGAATGAATTACTAACTTTAAAACTGAAGAGAAATGAATATATTTAACAGGCTACTAATAAAGTATTCACTAAGACCTTACAAAACAACAAAGCTTCCAACAGGTGTGAGCGTAAGCCACTACAAAGATGGAAGACTAATCGTAAACAAAAGCTAATGATAACAAAGACCGAATCAAGACAAGAGAGAACACAAGAGAGAATCTCCAAAACAACAAACAGAGCTAAGGCTTGGAAACGCAGACGAACAACCAAATAGAAAAATATGCTAAACATAATCAAAGAAGCCACAGAAGCAATCACAGGATGCGACATCACAATCAAGACACGTAAAAGAGAATACGTCCAAGCTAGGAATCTATTCTCACACTTCTCTAGGGAAGCAGGATACACACTTGAGAAGATTGGAGCATTCCTTAATAAAGACCACGCTACAATCATTCACTCCTTGAAGAGCTTCCAAAATGACATTGAAACTGATGTACACTTTCAGAAGCAATACACACAGCTTCAAGGAATCCTAGCAAACACAAACGCACAGAAATACATAAACTCCTCAGAGAACATATTAGAGGCTTTCAAGATGCAGAACACAGCATTGGCTCAAAGAATCATAATGCTTGAGCAAGAGCTCTCTGAGGCAGTAAAGGAGAAGCCATTAGTAATGGAAGACCTATTCAAAGGAATACCAAAAGACAGAGTACAATTTTTTATTAATAACCAAATGACTACCTTCATAAAAATGGAGAAGGCAGTCGCTAAAAAAAGAAGAGAAGATGAACACAGAAACAAAAAAATCAGAGAGTACAAAGCCATTGAACAAGCAGGTCTTAAAGAAGAGGGTGGCGGAGTTAGAGAATCGTTTAAGCAACCTACATATCTTAGTAACCAATATCGCTCATAATCAAGATATGATTGTAAAGGCACTAACACCTGATGAGCCAACACAATTTGAGGATGTTGAATAACGTACCGGAGATATACATTGAAGACCCTTCCTGTTTATTGGAGGGGTTATTTCAAGAAGAGCTGATAGCAGAGTATGACATATTTTACAGAAGGGTACTATCCCACACCCTAGCTGAAGGAACAGACAAATTAACGCCATTAGTACTCGCAATATACGAGGAGACAGAAGAATACCTATTTAGTGATGATGATGAGCCAAACGTGCTCCTAGACAGGGCTAGACTCTATTTTGAATGGATAGAAGAGTATGAAACCTGTGCACTCGTTAGAGACTTAATTAACCAAAATCAAAGCCTTACAGAAATGTAGGGTTTTTTTTATATATATATATATATATATTATATAGAATGATTATAAATAGTATATATAGTGGGACAAAAAAGTTAATACTTCGTTAGTTTAATAGAATCAATAATTGATTTATATTGAATTATGGATAAAAGAAAAAACAACGGAGGCAATTCAACAAAGAGCACAGGCATTGATAAACGCAAAAGCCCATACAGAGCCCTAGTAACACAAGCAACAACAGAGAAGGATTTCATCGCAGTCTTTCAGAAGTTGCAACAGAATGCCTTAAAAGGAGATACACAAGCAACTAAGCTGTATCTAGAGTACACAATAGGAAAGCCAACTTTGGCAGTTGATATCACTTCAGAAGGTAACAGCATCACAATTCCTACAATTAATTTTACCTCAGCTCAGGATATAGAACACGAAGAGATATGAGTATAAACATTTCAGATAAGTACACTCCCTTATTCAATAGACCTGAGGGAGTTGATACATACATCATTACCGGAGGAAGATTCTCACAGAAGACATTTGCTACTTCATTGAGTGCATTGACTGCTGTGCTTCAAAAAGGGCATCGTATAATGTATTCACGTTTTACAAATGCTTCCTTAAAGGATTCAGTATATGCTGAGGTTGAAGATAGGATTGAGATGATGCAGCTTCAAGGCTCATTTGATATGCAACAGAATAGGATTGAATCTAAAGTCAATAAAGGGAAGATAGTATTCAAAGGCTTAAAAGTTGGTAGTGGTCAACAGACAGCTTCCTTGAAAGGATTGAGTGATTTCTCAATGCTCATTCTTGATGAGGCTGAGGAGATGATTGATGAGGCTATCTTCGACAAAATATCTCTATCTATTCGAGGCAATGGAGTTAACTCAGAAGAGCCTAATGTGAAAGTGCTGATATTGAATCCAACTACAAAGGAGCATTTCATATATAAGAAGTACTTTGAAGCGAGAGGTATCTCAGAGGGCTTTAACGGAGTACACGAGAATGTTTGCTACATTCATACGTCTTACTATGATTGCCTAGAGTTCGTGCCTGAGGAGACCTTAAAATACTTTGAGGATATGAAGCAGGATAACCCTGAGAAGTATAATCACGTCATAATGGGTGGTTGGTTATCTAAGGCAGAAGGAATTGTTTACACGAATTGGGAGTTCGGTCAGTTCAATCCTGATGGTCTTCAGGTTATCTACGGACAAGATTACGGATTCAGAGACCCTACAACTTTGGTAGGTGTAGCAATAGACAAGAAGAGGAAGGTTATCTACGTGAAGGAAGAGTTGTTTATGAGCGGACTTACCAACTCAGAGATTGCTAAAATTAATATGAATGTGGCAGGGAGAAACCTCATCATAGGAGACTCAGCATCAGCAGGAATCATCAATGAGATAAGAAGGATGGGTTGCAATGTAGTTGGAGCAAAGAAGGGAGCAGGGAGTATTGAAGCAGGGGTTGCTTTACTACAAGACTACAAGTTGATTGTTGACCCTGAGAGTAGTAACCTAGCCAATGAGCTTAATAACTACGTCTACACGAATAAGGGCGCAAATCTATTTTGTGATATGTTCAATCACAGCTTGGATGCTCTCAGATACGTGGCATTGTATGCTCTAGGAAGTAGAGGGAAGATTGAGATTAGGTAAAACCCCTCTTTTTGCAAAGTAACATAATCTTAAAAAATACGTTTTAATAGTATGAGAGACACATTAAAGATACAGCTTCCTGAGAACATTGCAGACATCACATTGGAGCAAGCTCAGAAGTTAGATGTGCTTAATGCGAAGAGAGATAGTCTTGATGAGTTAGCATTTATCAAGAGATACATATCTATATTCACAGAGATTAAATTCAGAGATTTGGATAACATCTCAATGAGTGATTTTGATGGAATCCACGCACAGATAACAGAGGCATTAGATACTGAAGTTCCTTTTGAGAATAGATTTGTATTGAATCAGGTTGAGTATGGTTTCGTTCCTAACTTGGATGAGATTACAACAGGGGAGTATATCGATTTGAGCACGTATGGCAATAGTATGGAGACACTTCACAAGACAATGGCTGTGTTGTTTAGACCCGTTACAAAGGATATGGCATTTGGAAGCTATGAGATTGAGCCATATAATGGCACGAAGGACAGAGCTGAGGTAATGAAGCAAGCTCCTATGAATATTGTATTGGGTATGTTGGTTTTTTTTTGCGATTTATCGAGGGAATTAAAGAATCATATCCTGAAATCTACTCTAGTAATGGAGGAACTGAAAAAAGTTCAATAGGTTATTTTGAGAAATGGGGTTGGTATGCAACTCTTGATATGTTGGCAGATGGAGACATACTCAAGATTAACAAAGTAACTGAGATTGGAGTGATGGAGTTTCATACATTCCTAGCTCATAAGTTAGACAAGCAGAAAATGGAAGCAATACTAAGGAAGGGAAGTAATACAACACAACTATAATGAACGCATATACACAACTACTAAGACATATCAAGGAAACGGCTGAGGCTGACCATTACATCACTACTATACTATCAAGGCTTCCGGAGGATTTTGATTGGGAGAAGGGCAATATATTCCCTATCTTCAATGTGAGCATCCTATCGGCTGAGTTCACTTCAACCTCAACAATCAAGTTTCCTGTTACACTCACGTGTGTTGACAAGAGAGACATTAACAATGAGGATGTGAATGACAAGTTTTGGAGCAATGACAATGAGGCTGATAATCACAACGCAACCCTATCTGCTTTGAGTAGTATTTGGATAAAGCTAAATAGAGACTACGGCAAAAATAACATAACGGCTTCATCAAATCCTAGCTTGTCTCAGATTGAATTTGAAGGTATGAATCTGATGGATG